CGGCCATAGCCATGTTACTACACTCAGTGGCCGCCGACTTCGAGGTCTACAGAGCCGCTGAGCTGTGTGTGTGTGGTGGTGTGCTTAACGCACTGAGAAGCGTATGCTTCATGAGCCGGCAAGCTCTTGTGGTGATTAATGGGTGTCTGGAATCCGACCTGAATCTACAGACCGTCACGCAGTTTGATCGCGAGGGCAATTCGCGACCACCACCACCCTGGAGGGGCGACTACTCCATGCCAAACGCTGCGCGGGCAGCGCTCGAACGCTCACGAGCGGTGCGCAGGCGTTCCGCGAGCTCGGGGCTGTTAGCCTCGAGGCTCGTGGGGTTGGCTGAAGTGCCGCCGACGGACTCGAAGTCCTCCATCCTTGGATCCGCCCCCTTGGTGGTGCAGTCGAACGCAGCTGCGCGCTCGACCCCGGGGGGGTCCGTCTTACCTGTCAGTCCAAGCGGGTCTTCCTGCGTTTCATCCATAAGTTTCGCAGGAACCATCATCTCCTGGATACCAGCCCATGTGCGCCGGGATCGGAGTTTGTCATCGAACTCACGAAGCTCACCTGAGCTAACTCCGTAGTCGGCACCAACGCATGCGTATGCCTCGTCCGATGCCCCCTCGTCAGAGGGGAATGGCCCATTTGCAAGCTTCCAGTACAATTCTTTGTCGTCGTCTGCCAATGAGACCATCTCTTCTTCGGTCATCTTTGCAAGTGTGACTCCGTACATATTGGAAACTGCTTCAAGGAAAGCGCCGACAATTGGGGTGTTGCGATCATTCTCGAAATAGCCCTTAAGCTTGAGAACGTAGCGATCGCGGTCACGCCCGACGGCAACTGACAGTTTAGCAAGGGCTTTCTCTACTTTGCAAAATGATGAAAGCGTGCGCAGTGGGCAGGGGTAAATCCGGCTGAGGTATTCAACCGGCTGTTCTTTCGCCGCGTCCGTGGTCTCCAGCTTCCTGACGAAGCCGTCCTGGCGATCCACGTACTTCATTGCACATTCGTAAAGCCAATTGCTGACAAAAGGAGTGGAAGGATCCACCCCGTCGTCGCCAAACTTGGGACCGATCCACGTGAAAATGGTCTGGAGCGCTGGTACCTTAGGGCAGTTGGCACCCGCAATCTTGTGTAGCTCCCACGTAGAATCGATAATCCGCAAGTGCTTGAGGAACTTGGCGTAGTTCAAGTCGGGGTACGGCTTCGTAATGAAGTCCTTGCCGTACTTGTCCTGTATGTACTCGCCTCTCTTCAATTCCCCAGCATCCTCCATCGAGCGAAATACCATCGCAACGATCACAGTCTGCATCTCACGAGCTGCAAAGACTATGGTATTCAGAAGCGTAGTGATGCCGGTGCCACTCGCATTCTTCCAACCGGAGGATTTGACGGAGCTCCCAACCTTAAGGCGCATGTGGAAGCAGCTGTCATAGATGGCCAGTGCCTCCTCCACGTCGCTCTCCGTGAAGTAAAACATG